ATCACCGCGTCCTGGAGTAAATCTATTTTGTCCTCTAGTCTGCTGAGCCTGTCTTCCATCTACATCACCACATTCGCTTGGTCATACTCTCGAGGGATCTCGTAGGTGCAAGTCATGAGCTTGCCCCCCTCAGCCTTGTAAACTATTAGGTCCATCGTGTGCGCTGAATTAAACCCCATACTTGAGTGCCAGCGGTCTGGTGGAGCCAAGCACCCGTGCTTAGACACGGTGCACCCTTCAAATTCCTGCACTGAGGCATGATGGAAATGTCCCACCAAAAACTGCCTGTGAGTCGTCTCGCCCCAATCCTTCGGCATATCCCTGGGCATGATCTGGGCTAATTTAGCCGCCTTTATCTTATCGCCGTGATGGATGCCCAAAAGCCACTTATTCCATCTCACGTAATGCACGTACTGGGAGGATTTTAACACATTTACTCTTGGCTCATTTCGGAAGTAGGTCTCCAGAATAACCTGGACCGCGAGGCTAGTGTGGTCGTCGTGATTACCCCTAGCGACCACTAACGTCACGTTATCAACCTTGGTCAGCATTTGCTCGACGCCGTTCATCATGACCTGGGCACAAGCCCTGAGTTGATCCTCGTAAGAGCATGACATATCGACCAGGGTGCCCTTCGTGGTACTCGCCGGGTTGCCTCTATCAGAATGCGCCAGGTCTCCCAGGCTCACTAGGAGCCCGTTCCTGGCCTCTGGCATCTGGTCCACCAGCGCGCATATCGCCTCATCCACCTCTCGGGTTGCCTTGCCTACATTGAAGTCTCTATCACCCGTGTCCTTACGGAACGCGAGGGCGCCGATGTGCGCATCACCGATTATGATCGTAGGCATGAGGTCATCCTTTCGGACCTTCTTGCCCTTGGGCTTTCTTTTAACCGGGATAACGCCCTGGCAGAGCTGATCAACAAATGCGTTGAATGCGTCGGCCTTTTCTGCCTCTGAGGCGGTCCTTTTCGTTTTTAACCAGGTCTTGTTCCCGTCGGGATCGGCGGTGTATACACTGCGACCCACCACGCTCTCTCCTGGCCCTACTAGGTGAATGCTGTTCCAGTGCTCTGTGTAGCCGGCAGCGGATGCCCTAGCCTTTACGCCGTGAATGATGTTTCGTACCGTCGCCGGGGTAACATCAAGAGATATTGCAGCTCGTGATGCGTTCCTTTCACTGTTTTCCCACGCCTCTACTACTTCGCGCTGCCGGTCGGTCTTGGCGTAATCTATTAGACTCATACACTTTCCTAGTTATAAACTGCGTAGGCTTTTTCCCAAAGCACAAAATCTTGAGCGTATTTTAATTCTATCATTTGTAACACCTCTGGGGACAATAGAGCTTGGTAGTCCACAGGCTTTGGGTTTGTTTTTCGTATGTGTATCCTATTATCTACTCTACCGCCTAAAGCTGTTATATCCGTTACCGCGTGTTCGTGTAAGTTTTCTATGTTCCATAACTTTGCGTGATCTGGAACATATAAACATTGCAACTGTTTCGCATAGCTGGGGTCTGTTTCTTCACCGGCGATACACGCAGAGTAGCAAAATTCGTTTATATCCTTATTAACCGCAGCACTGCCCGTAACCTCTTTTTGTTTCTTAGTATAAAAATAAATAGAACACAAACGATCTATGGGGTTTCTAACTACTGAGTAACACGGCGTTTGTTTATCTATCTTTTTGTGTTTAACCAGTTCTGAGTAAGAGGCGTGAACCTGTCTGTTTACTCCAACCAAACCCAAAGAAGGAATTTGTGCCGCCCTCTCCAAATAATCCTCGGGATAATCTACAAAACATTCTTGCATCTGTTTCCACGAATAAAAATTACCCTCAAGAGCCACCGTATCGGTGCTAGGTTCGTAAAGCCCTGAGTTTAAAAAATAAAACAAGGCCGAAGTAGAACCGGTTTTAGGTATTCGTATAAAAACAAAATTGTTAGAGCGAGAGATAAACACTAATTATAAACAGCGTACGCCGCCTCCCAAGCCGCTAGGTCTTTTGCGTATATATCTAAAGCGCGTTGTTTACGGTCGGAGGATAAATTTTCTAAGTAGTAAGTAGGATCATTGTCGCTTTTACGAACTTCTATTCGTTCTGTTACTATACCGCCTTTAGCCGTTATAAACGCGGTTGCATGCTCATGTATATTTTCAATATTAAATAGTTGCACATGCTCCGGGTAGTAGCTAGTTTGGGCCTTTAAGCTATCCTGAACTTCTTGTGTGGTCCACACTTCGTCAAAAACATAATCAAACGACGGGTCTGGTTCTGACACTTTTTGCGCCATTTCCAAATCATAAGCAGTATAGTGTCCGTATTTTTTTAAATGTTCTGCGGCTGTGATTTTTCTTCTCACGTTTGCGTAATAATACAACGATGCAAGCCAGTGCAGGGGGTGGCGTATAGTACCAATCCAAGGCATGTCTGCGGGAGCTTGTCCATCCGCTACTATTTCAGGATAAGTTTTTTGTGCTTCTTTGAGATAATCGTACCCGTATAAATCTCTAGGTAATTCAGAATACTTAAGGTTATCGTGTGCCTCGCTGTACGCTTTGAACTCTTCCCAGTTGGCAAAGCCGCCCTCAAGGGTGTAAATATCGTTAGCTGTGTCTACAAGGCCCGACTCTAAGAAGTACATTTCCAGTGATGCACCGCCCGTTTTTTGAGCACGAGTTACGGCAAAGTTGTTTGAATTGCATATAATCATCTTATTACCACCGTATCTGTATCTTCAAAAAATAGCATATTGCCCTCACACACTATGTTCCAGTCTGGGCCTTCTTGCTCGCTTCTAGACGGGACCTCTATTATAACGTGCCTAGCCAACCACTCTGTATTGCCTTGAAGTACACGCCATACATGCTCTTCCGTGCCGCGTCCCGGTTGCCCTCTTGACTTGTTAAACCTTATTCGATACTTCACTCAGGTCTTGTCGGCCACACTATGCTTTCAGGAAAACCCGATTGAGACCGGATGTTGCGCAGCTCTCTACGATAAATAATCCACTTTTGGCGAGTTTCATTATACATAGGCACGTCGGACAAAACGGACCAGTCCGATTCACGAAGCAAAACCTTTGCTTTTTCCCAAGCAAGCTCTGCGGGGCTAGACTGTTTTATTTCGGTTGACGCCGTGTCTACCTGCACCCAGCCTTGGTCGGCATAGGCTTCACCAAGCCACGAAAGATCGCCAAGTTTGTCCTGGACTCCTGCCATGCCAAAAATAGGGCCCCAATTATTTGGAAGCGGCCCGGCTTCGCTTAGTGCTTCTTTTGTTGACAGCCTTATTAGTTGCCACATTTTCTTTCTCCTCAATACCAAGTTTGGTATTTTCTTTAGATTCTATACCTTTAATGCCTTGCTGCATTTGTTCGTAAGTAAGATGGTCCTGGAAAGGAGGAAAACCATTTAAGTGCAGCTTCTCTTCTGCTGTTATTTCTCTCCATTCTCTCCAGCTTGCAAAATCATTTCTAGGCCTTACGGCTATATGACACCCTATACTAGCGGAGAGTTGGTTTATTAGTTCTACCACTTCTACTGGCTGATAAACATTCCACAAAAATACGCCGTCCATTCCGCGCATTGATATTTCAGTTGTCCCGCCACCTGCATTTCCTATGCATATAGATTGCGCTCGACTAGAATTAGAGTCCAAACTTCTTAACTGATTAAGTTTTTGTTTCTTATCTATTTCTTCTTGCAGCTCTTCGTTTGTCATTACTGAGTATTCCACGAAATATTAATACTTCCGTTACCTACAACCGTAACAGGGTAACAGCCAGCAGAAACAGAAACGCAGTTAACTGTAGAAGGGGTAGCTGCTGACCCGGGGTTTCCAGGGCTTCCTGGATTCCCAGCCCCGCCATATCCACCGCCACCACCACCACCGCCATGGTAAAGCGTGTTTCCGAACTTGCCGGCACCACCGCCACCGCCGCCACCGCCAGTCCTAGCTGTAACGCCGGCAGCACCAGGATTACCAAAAACACATACTGCATCACTAAAAGCAGCTATTTTTCCTGCATTCCCTCCTGCTCCACCAGAGCCTGAAGTGCCTCCTGCTTGGTTTTTTATATTTTCAGAAGTGTAATTACTTTGCGTTCCAGGGCCACCGCCACCGCCGCCACCGCCGCCCTGTATACATTGAATTGGAATCGGGCAAGAATTGTTTTTAAAAGCATTCCCCGCGGCTCCAAATCCAGCGGTAGGGCATCCTCTTATGCCGCCTGGAGAAAATTGTTGCGGTGAACTATCTGGCGTAAATTTGCTAGTACCAGTGCCACCGTTAACACCAGCTGTCCCGTTATTTCCAGCTGCTCCCCCGTTGCCGCCAGCGCCTCCAGTAAAGTTTAATCCAAAAACAGAAGCGCAAGCTCCTACTGTACCGGGATTACCGGCAGTTCCTGGTGTACCCGCCGCTGCACCTATTCCTCCTGGGCTGTTAGGAGCATAAGCAGCGTTACATGGATTAAATGGAGCGGGAGAATTTACAGGGCCTGCACCACCTAATCCTCCAGTGCCACCAGCTCCGTTGCCTCCAGGATTTCCAGCGTTTCCAGGATTTCCTTGATCTCCTGCCCCACAAACAGAGACTAACTCCAGGCCATCCGGAACCGTAAAAATTCCAGGTGCATTAAAAGTCTCGCAACCCGCTAAAACTATTGGCTTTCCACCAAACAAGCCTACTTTGCTAGTTCCTATAGGCATAATTTAACTCCTGTTCTCAGGGGCTATTGACCCCAAAGAATCTCGCTTATCAAATTTGTAATCGGCATAAGGGCCATTTTTAGCAACATAATGCAGCATAAATTGCACGTTTATCTGACCCTCGGGAAGCTTTCTCCGCCAATGCGTTACTTCGCAGCCTTTATATATAACAGCGTCCCCAGGTTCTAACATGCACTTTACTGGATCTATGTCTTTGTATTGCATCCAGATTGGCCATATATCGCCAGTGCATGCTACATTGATCGTGGCGCTTACCTCACAAGACGGTCTATCTGTGTGAGGCAGAAGTTCTTCTCCCCCCTGATAAACCCTGCTGTAAGAGTAAGTCGGCTCTAGCAATAGCCCGCAATGCTGCTCTATAGCATACAAGCAAGATTGCAACAAAACTTCAATTAAAGGATCTGCGTAATATCCAAGCTTGCTAGAATTGGTTGTATTTTCCTTTGGCTCCCACTCACCGCGTCGTATTTTATTTTCAAAATACTGGGAAACAGTTTTTATAGTTTGATCATCAATCAAACCTTCCACTTTTTTATACCCTGCGCTTTGAAAACTACTCATTATAAAACCAGCCAGTAATTATGTACTTGGAATTATCTCCGTATACAGGATTGCCTCTATGGGCATGCGTAAAAGCAGCGGGCCAAAGAACCATGGTATTTTCAGATGGATTTATTCTTCGCTGTTGATATAAAAACTCCGTTTCTCCATTCGCTTCGGCTGGCATAGAATTTAAATAAAGCATGTAAACCAGACTACGGTTAGCCTGATCCCTGTTACCCTGCTCGCAGTGCCAGACGTGATAACCTCCCCCAGTAGAGGTTTTTTGCATTTTTATATTATTGCATTTGAGCTTAATGTCTTTTATAACGGAGAACTCGTTTCCATAAGCATCAAAACAAAGCTGCAAACCATGAAAAAATATATCAAGAGTATTTTTACCGTTGAAATCGTGGAAATTAATATTTTTCCCGTTGCAGCCTATTTGGTAATCATTTTTAACGTGATTATCCGCTCCCTCTGAAAGTCTTCTATCAGATCCCGCGCCTAAGTTTTTATTTCTTTCAAACTCGGATATTAAGTGCTCGCAAAACCCTTCTGGGTAAACTTCCGAAAAAACACCTATAAAATCTTTATATTCTGTTTTCATCTAAATCCAGGCCCCGAAATCCATGCTACCAATGTCTGTCTTGTCCCCTTTACAACGGGTGTTACTTGATGCAATGTCCAGGCAGGAAAAACGGTTATAAGGCCTCGCTTTTTCTGCACTGATATAGGATTTGAGTTTGTCATTATTTGCAGCTCGCCCCCTTCATACTCGCTCGGATCTGAAAGCTGCAATACCATTGATAGCTTTCTTGATGCTCCCCAAGCTCCAAAATCTTGATGCCAGGCATAATTCCCCTGTTTAGATTCATGGTAGTTTGTTAGCTGTATAGCCTCCTCAAATCCTATTAAATCAAATCCAAAGTAATCAGCGTTAAGTCTTGAAGCTACGTCAGACAATCCCTCAAAAACCCACGAGCATTCGGGTGTTTTAAATAACCAATTAAGCTCCGATCTTCTTATGCTGGAATTGACTTCACCGCCATTTGCCCCGCCGACCCTTGCGTTTTGAGTTGACTCCTTTGCTTTTTTTTGAAGCCAGTCTAGTTGATCTCTGTTAAATGCGTCATCCCACCATGCAAATGATTCTATTTTTTTTGCGCTCGGCGTTAATAAATGCTGCATTAAATAAACCTTTTGTTTTGCGACAAAATAAAATGCACAAACTTTGTCGGGCTTTCGGATTGGTTCGGTGTAATCATATGCGGCATCCAAGAGTTAAATAATATCATTGTTCCTGCCTGCACGTTGTTAAAGTGTATTTGCGGAGTAGCCATTGTTACTTGTTCGCTTGGCGCTGCCCACAAATCGGCCATACGCTTACCCGGCCTTGGGTCGTCGAATATGGGATAAGACCCGCCTTCGGGTACTTCTAAAAAATAAAACCCCGATATTTGGCTATTCCCATGTACGTGCATAATATTGCTTCCCGTACAGGCAAACTCCTGACCCCACATCCCAGACACGTAAAACTCGTACTCATCTGTTAAATAACCCTGATCCCTTAGTATGCTAACCCCCTTATCTCGAAAGTAGGACGCTAAGTACTTAAGGTCAGGGTCATTCGCCATATGCCCAGTCTGCTTAACCACCGATGGCTGCACCTGGTCATAGTGTTTTTGAGTATTCTTTAGCGTTTCTTCTACCCACTCTGGCCGCTCTTCGCGGTATATGGGAGACAAGAAGTAAGCGTAAGATTCCACTATCCGTTTACAAAGGCCGCTAGATCTGCTGCCATCGACGTTATATCTGTGACTGCCACCGTTTCCCCTGCCTGTGAGACCTTGTGGTTCTCCATTACGATCTCTTTAGCCATTCGCAGCGCTTCAAGTTTGGCTCGCTTAGCTTCCTGAGCGGCTATGTTTGCTGAGCGAACGTTATCTATTTGAGTCTGATAATCGACTTGGTTCTGTAGCTCTTCTGGTAATGCCATTTCTATTCTCCTAATTAAGTAGACAGATTCTTCGCCGGGATTGTTACGTACCAGGTTGTTCCCCCATCCGGCGAGAAGAAGAACCAAATATCTGTTGCGTTAGCGTCCTCGGTTCGGCTAATTGTGCCACCAGGATACTTAAATGTCCCGCCAGATAAAACCACCGTTCTGGATGCCGTGCCATCATTCGTGAGGATCAGGGTAAACGAGGTTGCCCTGTTCGAGTCAGAGTTAGGCGTAGCCAGTGTAAACGTGCAGTTACCTGTTAGGGTCGCAGTATACACCGTTCCAGTATTACAGTTAATTGTCTGGGCCGTGCCGGTATTTCCTATTGCTACGACCTTATCAGAGAACGCACCAGCAAAATACTGATTAGAATCAAACGAAATTACCTCGGCCGAGGTCCCGTCCTGCTTTAAGAAGCTGTCCAGATTTGCATCAAGGTCGCTTATCTGAGCCACTGTAACGCTTGTGGCTGTTGGTGCTACATTCTGCCAGGCTGCGCCGTCGTAGACCCTCATTAAATCAGACGTGGTGTTGAAGTAGATCGCACCTGTCAGTAGTGGGTTGCCGTCGTTATCCGTAGAAGGATCAGACGCCTTGTCTCCCAAATAGCGGTCATCGAACTGGTCGTATGTGTCCGCCGCGTCAGATGCTGAGCTTGCCGCTGCTGTGGCAGATCCCGCTGCCGCTGTAGCACTTCCTGCTGCCGCTGTGGCTGAACTCGCTGCATTCGTCTCACTGGTAGATGCGTTAGAAGCGCTTGTAGAGGCTGCTGAAGCACTAGAGGCTGCATTAGTCTCACTGGTTGCTGCTGCGCTCTCTGAGGCCGCTGCTGCCGTCTCAGATGCTGCCGCTGCTGTCTCTGAAGCTGCTGCATTGGTCTCAGACGTAGATGCCGCACTAGCACTAGCTGCCGCGTTAGTTTCAGAAGTTGAGGCTGCCGTAGCTGACCCTGCTGCTGCCGTAGCACTAGAGGCTGCGTTGGTTTCAGAGGTGGATGCTGCTGAGGCGCTTGAGGCTGCCGCTGTGGCGCTTGAGGCCGCGTTAGTCTCTGAAGTAGCCGCTGCGCTTTCACTAGCTGCTGCCGCTGTTTCAGAGGCTGCTGCTGCGGTCTCGCTTGCTGCCGCTGCTGTTTCACTGGCCGCCGCCGCTGACTCACTAGCAGCCGCTGCCGCTGCGCTTGTCGCTGCATCTGCTGACGTGCCTACCCACCATGTAGGACGGTTGCCTGCATCTGTAGGATCGTTGCCAGTGTTAGCCGCCTGCTGTGAGGTATATAAAACGCCATCTGTACCCACGACGTTTTGGTTATCAGCATAGGTCGCAGTAGAGATCCAGGCAAAGTTTAACGGAACCCACCAAGAAGTCTGAGACGCTGGATTCTTATTCAGGTTTGCAGTCTGGAGAGATTGGTACTGCTGGTTGTCATAAGAGACCACCGCACCGATGTCATACGTGATGCCAGAGTTCCACTCTACAGAATACAGGAGCGTCCAGAAGCCGCTTGTGGTAACCGGGTTGTTGTTTTGGTTGCCTGAAGTAATCGAGCGGTAGAACACGCCGTCAGAGCCCAGGACCACATCGTTTGTGTTGTAGATCTTAGTAGCGACCCACTGATCACCGAAGTCAGTAGCAGTCTCACCTACCGGGTCCCGTACCAGAATCTGGACATCTGAGTTGCTTACCAGGACCGCCTTAGCAACGCCATCAAAGAAGATGTTAGGCTGACGACCGGCCGCAGTAAGGATCACCGGGTTGGTGTTAGGGATAGATTGGTTGATGTCGGCGAACGTACCCTTGAGAGTAGTCGTGCCACTCTCATAGAAGTAGATCTTGCCGTTGACTAAGGGATCGCCAGCGTCATCAAAGTATTGTGTATCTAAATCGCCAAATCGAGCCATTATTCATTATCTCCAATAAATCCGTCCTCGAACAAATAGTCCGCGAGGCCAACGGTTAATATGCGGGTTCTAATGTCCGCAGGGATAGTCTCTGTCCAAGCCTTAAACTCTGGAGTGCTCATAATTGAATCCTCCAGCCTGTCTATTGGCTTTCCTTCGGCCTGCCTTACAATCATCCTCTTCAAATTCGGATTTCCAAGCATGTCTGCCGCTGCCTTTGGAACCTCTTTCGCAGTAGGAGATAAAACAGAACCTAGTGCATTTGTTGCTCTTCCGCCTATTAGAGTTGGCACTATCCTTTGAACTAATCCGCCGTCTGAGTTATATCTTTCTAGGGCGTTAATGGCTCCGGTCCTGGGAGTCTTAGCGGCGTTAGCATAACCTTGCAAAACCACCGACAGGTTATCCAAAAACCTCTCTGCATTGTTTGGAAGATATTGCATTAGTTCTTTTCTAGCCACTGCGTTTCTGCTTATGTTTCTCCACAGAGCTGCGAATCCCGCAGGGTTAATCGCCTCTGCTGTTCTTGCTCCAGATAAGAAAACATTGTTCATAGCAGATGATACTGCTTGTTGACGCATGTTTGCAGGAATTGCTTGTATCGTCTGCCTAAACGATTCTGTCTTGCCTTGGCCGAGCTGGGTTATTGCAGATCCTAATTTAGGAACAACGCTTCTTTCTAGGTCCCTTCCCATCACCTTAGTGACTACATCTTCGTAGGCCTTCCTCTCAGCAACCAAGCCTTTAGCAGTAGTCCACAGGTCGGCAATTTCATCTCCTGCCACCCTACCGATAACGTCATCTTGAGCTCGAGTCAGGTCACCATATAATCGACTAAGTTGGAATGAAGTTTCATCACCAGGTAGAGCTCCTTTTGATGCGTTACCTAGTCTTTCTCCTACCATCTTTCTTAGCTCATCAAGCCGAGCATAGGTCATAGGACGAGGAGGCGTTCTAGTTCTAACTCCAAATAATTCAGGAGCCTTGCCTTCAAGTTCTCGATAAAGATCTCTTTCTATCTTGGGCAAACGATTAATCCCACCCATGTCTATGGCACGGGACCGGATATTCTTTCGCATCTCATCAAGCCCGGTCGTATCTACTATTCTTGTCCTACCAGGAACCGCTTCTGAGATTTTATCGTAGAGCTCGCTAGACTTTGAAACAGAGTCACTAATTGTCTGTTGGACCTCGGACCTAACAGCATCTGACATGCCTGCAACATCACGCGCACCAGGACCACCATACTCTTCAATGAAATTGGTAACCCTGTCATTTATTGCGGAAATAAATTCTTTCTCACCTTGCGCGAGCTGAGTTCCAGGTATATTTACTAAAGCTTGCTCGATCTCAACATATTGAGGATTGCCAGACACTACGCGGGCAGGTGTTACCTCTTCTAATCCGAGCTCGGTGACAGCTTGAACTTTTGATGGCTCAGGCCTAATTATATCAGTTAATACTTCTTCTTGAGCCTGTATGGGTCGACCCTGGGCCTCTGCCACGCGAGTTATATCTGCTGCTTGCTCTGGGGTTGCGCCCTCGTCAATGGCGGACCTATAGACCTGCTGGCCTGCTCGACCCCTTGTGATCATGCCGGGAACTTCACCAACGACAGATCCCACTACACCTAGGCCTATTTCTTCTGGGTCAAATTCTCCACCAGCCGCGTACTGAGCACCTTCTACCAATGCCTGCGTAATAGCCTCAGTTGCGACTCTTTTGGCTGCGCTTCCCGCTAGACCGGTTCCAAGACCGGTAACAATAGCTGTCCCAACATTTATAGCGTCGTTCCACGATGCGCCAGGCTTGTTGATAGCGTACATCTTACCCACTTTTGGGTTAGTGACATATATACCGCCCTCTGGCCCTATGTTTACCTCAATGCTAGGATCAAGAGCCTTTAATATCTGTTTGAACTCATCAGGATCAAACGTCATAGCCTGTAGCGCACCAATGCCTGTCCTGGTAGCCATATTTCTTTCTGGTAGGACCTCAGACATTTGATATGGTCTTAACTCTGGTGCTGCCGCTGCTTGCTCAGCCGTAATTGTTGGCGTAAAAGTTAGAGGCGGTTTTGTTGTAGGTTGACCAAACTGCATAGCCTGAGTTGGCGCGCCTCTAATCACAGGAGCGCTGCCAGTTGCATATTGCACCGAAGTATCGTCAATAGGTGCTATCTGACGAGGACCTGGAGCTGGTTGCCCTGGTGCATTTACTGGGGTGAACGTAAACTGATCAGCCATCTTATTGTCCCACTGTTACGTCTTCGCCTGCGATATTAATAACATCGCCTACTTTGAATTCGCCTCTCTGACCGGCTGCCTGAGCTTCTGCTTCGCTATTATAAACCCTAATACCAGGCATAGTTTGTTGCCCAGACATCTGGATTGCAGGCTGAGCGGCCGGTGCTTGTTGTTGCATCTCTAGGTACTGAGTAGGGTTCTGGAAGTAGGTTTTGGTGTCAAAGTTAGGATCAATTATCTCTCCTAGCTTTCCAAGGTTTCTTGCAGACTGACCACCAAAGTAGGAGGTCTTAAACTGATCAGAGAAGTTATAAGTATCAGCGATGCTTTTGAGTCCGGCGAAATCATTCAATAAACCCGTGGCCGTTCCTTTTGTCAAAGATCTAGCCTGATCAATAATCAAATCAACATCTACGCTCTCTGGGTTGGTTGGATCGAACGAGGCCATAATTGCCGCCAAGTTAGCATCAGACTCACCCAAAGATGTTAGCT